ATACAAGGTAATCGTCACCAATATCAAACGCACCACCAAACCCACCCAACCAAGGCATCTTCTGTCCTAACTTAGCATTAAACATATCCTGTTCATGTAAGTCTACACCACTGTCTTTATAATTCATTATTTATTTCCCATTCCACACATTGCTTTGCTTGCGTGATTAAAACCTTTTTGAAATGCAATTTCAATCATTTGAGCGAGGGATTTGCCCTCTACCACTAATTTGTATAATTCTTCGTTTGTCATAATATGTCTGCCTTTGTTTTGTCTAATCTAGTTTCTATGTAAATAGGTAGGAATAGGGATTTGGTAGATTTGCGTTTGTCTTGAATAACTTCATTATATTTAACCGTTATAATCTTACCGACGATATCCTCAGCAATCATCTCACGGTCTTCGTCGTTGAACCCCGAACCGACGTTTACTTCAAGTCCACCATCAGCACTAACACATGTCACTGAACCCATCTTACCTTCAATACGTCCTGTGCCTTCATTCCAAGCAGTTACTAATAAGTCAGCTTCAAGTTCTGCTTTCATCTTCACTTGATATTTAGAACGTTTATCTTCCCATGGCGAATCACCGTTTTTAAGGATAATACCCTCTTCGCCATTGTCTAATGCTTGTTTAAATAAATCATTTGCTTGGTCGATGTTATCAACAGGGATAGAAGAAATTGGTCTAATATATTCAATTGGTTGTGTGTTTGACACTTCTGCCATGCGTACTTGCAATACACCAATTCTATCAAAATACGGTATGTTACATATACTATTCTTAAAGTCTTTAAGTGGGATTAAGTCCCATGCTACCATTCTAACACGTTTAGCATCTTCCTTTGTAATAGTTCCCTTTACTGCTTTATTAAGAATTCCGTTGCCAGTCTTACGGTCAAGGATTGTAACCATATCTTCTGCAAGTACAACCAACTCACCGTCTACAACAGAACCCCTAAAAGAATCTAATGACTCGAGTGTAGGTTTGGTGTAAAATATCTCTTTCATATAGTCATCAAGCAGGCCATGTAATTCGATTTGCTTGCCATTTCTGCTGCGGATATCAACAGTTCCGTCTGGCGTAATAATGATATTAGCACGCATACCGTCCATCTTTAACTGCACCATAGCAGGATATTTAATATGCTTAAAGTTCTTTTGATTGTAAGCACCTGCGAGCATACAAGGGTATGTTGAAATAAACCCTTTACCATATACTTTATTTACAGTCGAAGTAGATACACCACACCTTAAATCACCACCAATAACACGTTCAATAACCTCCGCATCACCTGCAGTCAAGTTTTCTAAGATTTCTACTAAGTGTGCCTTTGCTTTGTTACCCGTCAATTCTCTTGACGATAACTTATCAAGGTTATCTAGCGCCCAATCTAATGGGTTTCTAAACTCTTTATCACCACGGTCGTAGTCGGGAATCTTTCTAATGTAGTATTGAGTGTATGGATCTAGGGTTGCCTTCAGAACACGTTCAAGTAGAATATTGTCTAGGTTTTGCTCAAGCACGTCTATCTTAAATAGACGGCTATTATCACTCTCTAATTCATTTAGTATCTCAATTACACTTTTCATATTATTTCCATTTCAATCATTTATAGTACCTATTATACCCTAGTTTGACTAAAAAGTAAAGCGATATATTAACTATCTTATAACATTTTTATGCCCAGAGCCTGCGGTAATAAAGAACGGTGTAGACATTTGTTTCTTACCTCCATCCTTGGTTCCACACTTTGGGCAATCTGCTGGTAATTTATATTCCGAGTTGTGTCTATCGAACGTAAACTCGTGGTCGCAACTTTCGCATTTGTATTCGTATTTCATCAGAAGTCACCAATAACATCCATTAAGTTTTGTAATTTATTCATTACGAAGTAGTTATATAACTTCTTACGTTGACCAATAGGTTCTTTTTTGAACGCATTTAGAATATCATTTTGTAGTAGTTGAGGCACTTCGTCGAATTGCGTCAGTTGCGAATTACGTTGCCATCTCTCTGCCATCTCTTCGTTGCCTTCGCAAATCTGTTCAGGAGTTTGAGTCAACCATACGTCTAACTTCTTCTTAGCAATAGACGTTTGTCTAATACCTTCTACAAGGAAGTCGTCGCCAGACAAGAAATTAGGAATGCCATCTCCACGGTCTCCACGGATAATATGCTCTTTAGCATATGCGATTGGATCTGGATGTCTTACCCATTTGCGTTGCATAGGGGAATATTGCTTAACATTCTTGTACTTATGTAGTTGGATGAAATCCTTATCACTTGAAAGAATTAATACCTTTTCTTCCATATGCTTATACTTACTCAGCACACCAATAACGTCATCCGCCTCAGCTGCCATAACCTCAATCATCTTGTATGGGAAGTTCTCTTTAAGTTCTGCCTTAATCTTATCAAACCATCCGAATAGGATTTCCCAATCAAATGCAGACTTATCTCGACCAGACTTTCTTGCGTGTTTGTAATTGGGAAATACGTCACGTCTCCAGTAATGTCTAGAATCAATACATAATATCAATTCTCCATACGTCTTACCATACTGCTTACGGTAACTTCTTAATGTGTTAAGAATCATATGACGTAGTAAATCTTCACTTACATCGTTCATCGATTTTGCTTGCGACATTAACCCTCCAATCATAACTTGGCTGTAGTCCACGAGTATCATTGACTCAACACCTCAAATATAAACCTTTTAAATTCTTCCATATCTCTCACTTTCACATCCTTAATTTCAAGGTCGACATCACCCATTGTGAATAACAACGACCCTATTTCAATATCAAACCCATCTGCAGGTTTAACTTTTTTCATTGGTTTCTTTTTCTGTTCTGCCTGTTTATTTTCAACTGGCATCTCATCCATAAATTCCATTTAAATCACCTTTAATTCCTTAATAAATTGGTCAGTCACGTCAATCGATTTCCAACCTTTAATTTGTTCATATAATTCAGCACCCTTGTCTTTCAATTTATCAAGTTCATCTTGACATAGTGAATAGATAGGCATGTTGATTAATATAGCAATAATCTCTTCAGAGTCATCAGTAGTATCACTTAACTCTTTGAAGATTTGCTTTCTGTTCTTATTCTTAAAGTCCAGTTCACCACTAATAATCTTACCAATGAAACGAATCTTTGCTAGGATTAGTTCTAAGTCTTCACCACCCTTAGCAACTAACCATTCATAACGTTCTACGTACTTAGTGATTCTATAATCACAGAAGTCTTTAACGATGTCAATAGTATTATCATATACCTTTAACTGTCCGTCCTGATTAATAACCGTTAGATTTTGGTTTAGTTTCTTCTTTAACCTAAACATAGTAATAATCTGATTATCAGTCAAAGTCTTACCACGTCTTAATGTTATGTTGAACTTAAAACCAGAAGCATCACACATATCTACGTACGATACGATTTTACTTTCAGACTCTAGTTTATCAAGTAGAACAACATAAGACTCACGAGTAAATCCAACAGGAACTTCAGTAATGTTTAACTTAGTAGAACCTTTAAGTTTGTATATTCCAGTACAAAATACATCACCATTTACTTCTTCAATCTTACCAGTAAATCCAGGATAAGTAGGAAGTAGTTTTCTTTTAGATATGTTTTTACCACTCAAATGAGCGGTACATAATTTAGCAAGTTCTTTAGGGTTATGGGGCTGTATCTCGGTCGCAAATCCGACCGCTATGCCCTTAATACCGTTCACTAATACCCAAGGGATTAATGGCAAATAAAACGCCGGCTCGGGGTCTTCTGGGTCTACAGAAGTCTCTGTGACCATAGTATCAGCAAAATACTGCTCAAAGTTCTTATGAGTCTGCACATACGTATAACGTGCGGCTGCAGCCTCAGGGACTAATCTAGAACCAAAAGAACCATGACCACGTAGCAACGGAACGTTATTAACAAACGGTTGTACCATCTTAGTAATTGCTTCATTTAAAGAAGCATCACCATGGTGGTAATTTGCCTGACTAATTACGTTACCACTTAACG